ACAAGGACAAAATGGCCTTGTACCTCGCTGGCGTGGCCGTTGGGGTAATGGAAGAATCGTGGGCCGCGACCTCTCGTGGGTTCATTCGGAAGAACCCGGAATTTACTCCGCTGCCGAAGATCGTGCCGCAGCCTGTCTTGACCACAAATGAAATAATAGAAGGCTTAGACAGCGGCGACTAAGGGCTGTAAGGGTCTGTTTGCCATTCTTCAATTGGTGGACAATCGCATTCGAAAGCGTGTGCGTTGTGGATGGTGCAGAAATATTCCTCGCAGTCGGGGCATTTTATCCAGGCAGCATCTGTCATACCGCCGTGGCCTCTCCCCATGAGGGCCCCATCTCTATGTCGCACTTGGAAGGAACTTCCAGGGGCACTGCATCGACCATGACCTGGGCGATCTCCTGGGCTTCTTCCAGCGTAGTAACGGAGCAGTCCAACTCATCGTGGACCTGGATCATTGGCGTGATGCCTTTCTGATGCAAATCGACCATGGCTTGTTTGCACATATCGGCTGCGCTGGCCTGGATTAAACGGTTGAGCGCCTTGTAGGTCATTGCCCTTTTCAATCTGGTCGTTGGGCCGTGGGCCGCGACGGCTTCATCCCAACTCATGGCCTTATGCATCTGGAACGTGTCGGGCTCCCATTTGTCGAAGCGGCACTTGCGGCCTTTCAGGCTACGGATGCTGCCGGAGGAGGTTCGATCTTCCAGGCGGCGCGATACGCCCTGCGTCAGCATTTTAACGAAGGGCACTCTGGCGTGGTACTGCTTGGTTAGATCTTTGGCCTCGTCCAGGGAAATGTCGAGTTGCTGCGAGAGCTTGTTGACCCCCATGCCGTACATCATGGCGAGGTTGATGGTCTTGGCTTGCTTGCGGGAAATGTCGGCCATCTCCGCGACCATGGTGTGGAAGTCCATGGTAGGATCGTTTCGGTAGCCCTCGACAAATTCCTGGACGCCGGGAAGCCCGCCGTCCTCGTTTTTCCACTTCCCGTAGGTCGCGGCGTAATGCACCAGGATGCGCGGCTCCTGTTGCGAGAAGTCTATCGCCGCCCACTGCTGATCTTCCTCGGGCAAAAAGAGGGCGCGGATCATGGGGCCAAGCTGGGCGTGACGCGCGGGCACTTGTTGCAGGTTCGGGTTCTTCATCGAAATTCTGCCTGATACGGTTCCGCCGTCGTCGGAGCGAAGCTGGTTAATGTGTGCGTGAATGCGGCCATCGCCAGCGACGTGACGCAGGATCGTGTCGATGAACGTGGAATGGGTTTTGTTTATTTCTCTGGCCGCAACAATCAGTTTGGCAATATCTGAGGGGTGCTCGGACAGGAAGGTTTTGGTGAACGAGGGGTTGCCTTTTTCGGTTTGAGGGTACGACACGCTCATGGCATCGAACGCTTTTGCGATGGACGCCGCCGCCCAGATCTCGACGTTGTGGCCGCTGATCTTCTTGACCTTCCGCAGCAGCGTCTTTTCGCGCGCCATCAACTCTTGCTTGGTCCGTTCGGCGCGGTCTATGTCCACTCTTACGCCGTTCCAGGTCATGTCGATCAAGCAGGGCAGGAGGTCTGTTTCCAGCTTATGCACGGACCATAGGTCTTCGGTGTTCAGCTTCGTTACGAAGTGCCGCCAAAGCTCCAACGTGAGCGCGGCGTCAGTTTCGGCGTAGGGCCCGACAAAATGTGCGGGCAGCTTCCAAAGCTCTGCCTTTGGATCCAGGCCAAACTCTCGTGCGGCTTCGGTGAGCGTCTTTTCGCTTTTGACTTTACCCAGGTAGTCATACGAGAGCGCGTTGAGCGAGTAGCTGAAGCGGTTTTCATCAAGCAGGCCCGCCGTGATCATCGTGTCGATGATGCGGCCATTTATTTGGAAGCCCATGCGCCTGATCCAACCTGCGTCGTACTGCGCGTTGTGCATAATTTTGTCCGCGCTGCATTCGAAGACCCGCTTGAGCCACTTGCTGACAACGCGCTCATCAAGATTGCCGCCGCCCAGGTGACGCAGGGGGATGTACGTCTCCCAGCCGTCTACGGCAATGGCCACGCCAACAACCTCGCCAACGCCTCTGGCCCAGCCTGGGCCGTGGGTCTTGAGGTCTGGGTCTCTGGTCTCGACGTCGATTGCAATCTCTTTTGCATCCGTTATGTCGGGAAAAGTGTCGGGGGGAAGCCACTCGGAAACTGGTGGGAACATTGCCATCTGTAATTTATTCGTCATCTGCGATCTCACTACCAATTGCTGCGTAACCCGCAATGTCCACCCAACTGTCTTCATCGTTTCCATGGACGAGTCGCGCTAGTTTAAGCCAAATCAACGCCTTCACAACCTGTGAAGGTGTAACATCCTGTTCAAAAATGACGGACCATCCAGCGGCAATTCGTTGATGGTTCGTGAGCGGCGGTCCGTATTTCTCGGACCGTGAGCCAAAAATTAATTTAAACGCCGTTTGCAGAACTTTTCCGCGTTTCATATTTCGAAGCTCCGGTATGTGTTTTCGGGTTCTACGATGTAGAGCTTCTGTCGGGTTCGCGTTACGCCAACGTAGAACACGCGGTTGAGGTTGTCTGGTTCAATCTGTCTTTCGCTATCCGCCGCTGCCGTCAGGTCTGTCATCAGGACAACATTGTCGGCCTCCCCGCCTTTTGCGCCGTGGATCGTGGACACTGTAATGCGGGGCGGGGCATTGAACTTCTCTCCTCTGCGAAGGAGGGCAACTATGTAGGCTCGTTCAGCGTCAGGAATTTTATCCAGGGCCTCGTGCCAGATCATATCTCCGCAAGCCAGAAGCCCGTGGTCTTGTTGCAGCGACGGCAGCGTGAAGAGGGCCTCCTCATCCGCTTGAATCTTCTTGAAGCCCCGCTCTACGCGAATGCCAGAGGACATGAGGCCGTACATGGTCTTGGCCGCATCCAGAGCGATGCTTTTCCCCTTCCGCAATTGCTCCCATGCGTTGACGGCGGTCGATAGTTTTGGATTAATGGAAGAGCGGCCCTGTTTGTCGAACAAGAACCCTCCCGATTTAAGCTCGTAATGGCTTGGGTACAGCATGTACCTCGCCTGCGCGAGGATCAGCCATGAGCCTTCTGACATATCAACGTCGTTGACGTCCCTGATACGGCGCACAAGACCCGCTTCTTTTCGTGGCCGATAGACCTTCGGGTACCGCTTATGTATCCGGGTTGCGATGTTCATGGCCACCTCGTGAACGGAAGCTGGGATCCGATACGACTGCTCAAGTGTCTCGCTGCCGCCGGGGAGACCAATGAAGGAGTCCACGTCGGCTCCGGCCCATTTGTAGATGGCCTGATCATCGTCGCCAGCGCAGTACATGCGTTGAGACTTGCTGTCCAGGAGGTGAGCAATGTCCCACTGTAGCGGGGTCAGGTCCTGCGCCTCATCCAGGAAGCATAATTCAAACTCCGGGCAGGCTGTTGGGGCGTAATCCAGGAAACTCACCAGCATGTCCGTGAAGTCATAAAGGCCGTTCACCTTTTTGTATTCGTTATATGCTCGTGTGATATAGTCAACTTCTTCCCAACTGTGGCTCAGAGTGTGGTTTCGGTTGTACTCTTCACGCAAGGGCACCTTCTTCGTAGTAGCCAAGGCCAGCAATTGCAAAACAGGGTGATCCGGCTTGTACGCCTCTTCTCCTTCTTCGGCGGTGCCAGTGACATCTATCCCAACCCGGTTGGCGAACTCCTTTAGATCCGACGACTTTAAGATTTGCTCGGTTCGAAGGCCAAGAACCCTCAGTGCCAGGGAGTGGATGGTACGAAAATAAGGGAGTTCTTTCTGGGGGTCCAGGTTGAATCTCGCGGCGGCGCGATCTCTAGCCTCATAGGCGGCTTTTCTGGTAAACGCCAGAAAGGCAATCCTCTCAGGAGGGACGCCCTTTTCCAGAGCGTTATCCACCATGTTCAGAAGAGTTGTGGTCTTCCCCGTTCCTGGCGGTCCAAATACTCTGAACATTAGAACGGCGGCTCGGCGGTGTCGCCAAAGTCTGGCGTGGGGACCTCTACCTCAACAATGCTGTAGGCGGGGATGCTCC